ACAAAAGTTAAGTCAGAAGAATTGGTAAATCCTAATGGAATTGAAATAGTAAAATCAACAGTTCTTGATGTGTCAGATGTTTCTACTGCAAATTTACCATTACTAAAATCTGCATCATCACTAGAATAGGATAAGACTTGTCCATAGGCTGCTGTTGGTTGTGTAATCACACCTTGGTTGTCAATAGAAAAGCCTTGCAAGTTAGCAGTAGCACAATCGTATTCAGGCAAAGGTATAACTGGCTCTGTTAAGTTTAAATAGAATGGACTTCTAACATTAATTTTTGTACTCATTTCTTAAATACTTTATCTATTGATACTTCAAATTCGTTGAACAATTGTTTTTCTAAGTTTTTTAAATGTTTTTCAAATGGTTTAGTAAAAAATAAACTAGCTTTTAATCCTTTGCTATAAATACTTCTTGCTACTAAAAATTGTATAGACTTTTCAAATCCTACTGTGCTAATCTTTCTGCCTGTAAACTTTCCTTTTTGTCTTGGTGCTAATCCTTTTCTTACTATCCATTTATCTAACTTACTAGGTGGTGGCATTTTATCTGTGTAAGCATATACAGTTTTTTTATCATAAGGTTGTTTCGCTGCATCTTTACCACCATAAGGTTTTACCGCTCCTTTTACACCTTTGTCTACATACTTACCATATTGTAATCCTAAGAAGTTTAAGATAAATGTTTGTTCATCTTCTCCTAACTTAGCTTCTAAAGAATTGCCAAGATTACCTGTAACGTCTTTTCCTTGCGTTTTAAGTTCTTTTTTAGCCTCAAGTATAACTAAGTCCCCAAACTTTCTTAAAGTCTTTCTAACGTCCTCTAATCGCATATACTGATGTCATTAGAAGTTATTATATCAAAAGTAAGTGCCCAACCTGCTACTAAATGTTCGAACCTATCTGTAAAAGGCTCACAACTTGCAACACCCTCTAATTGGTATTGGCTTGTAAATAGGTCTCCTCTTTTTAGTTCTATCATTAATCTGTTCTGAACAGCTAACTGTGTGTTAAGAATATCCTGCTCGTTGTTATTGCCTCTAAATATATCTACAACCTCTTCTTTGCTTTGGTCTACTATGTCCATAGACAAGACTGATATATTAAAACTAACTGTGTTATTAGGAAAAGAAACATTATTCACAACAATATGAGACAAAGGAAACATAGTTTGTTTGCTTAAATCTATATCGGTAATGTTGCCAAAAGTAACTGTGTTGACATTAACATCCTCTAACAATTGGTTTTTTATTGTTTCGGTTATTTGATAAAATGCTCTTGTTCCTTGCTGACTCATTTATATACTTTTGCTATTCTTTTTAATTGATTGTATCGCTTCTCTGTGTAGCTATTGTCTGAATTAAATACTCTGCCATATATGTAGCCTAATTCTTCCTCAGGTGTTGTCTTAGTATTAATAGAATCAAACTCAGCTTCTGTTAAGCAATTAGGTAAATGATAAGGAAAGATATTAGCAAGTGTTTTTTTTGTATCACAGTTGCACTTACCACCTTCGCAAAACTTAGTTTCTTTTACTTGCTTCTTTTTTTTCATTTATATATTTTTTTAATTTGCTGTGCTTCTAGTTCGTTTTTCTCTTTCATAAAAGCTAACATAGTTAAACATTTTAAAGCCGAAAGTTTTGTGATATTTTCAAATCGTTCAATATCTCCGTTAGCGAGTGCAAAGACTGATTGATACCAACCCCATTTACTTCCAAAGTTTGCAACTGCTCCGAGGTCAGATTCTCCCCCAACTCCTTCCGAGTATAATTCAGGGAAAGACTCAGTAGTTCGCTTCTTAAATTCCAAAAAAAAACCATAGCACCTAAAGGAATATTTAAAGGCACATCAAACATTTTAGTAGCACTATCCGTTCCATTGTAGTCTTCTATAATATATCTTTCTGCTTTTCTATATTCTATTGGTCTATATAAAATACTCATAGCCTTATGCATATTTTTCCAAGAGCCTAAATAATTGTCAAGGTCAATATACTCACCTAATGTTATATCATCTAGTTTAGGTATAAAACCGTACTCAATATCATCTAGTTTAAACACAGAAACTAATTTTGTTTCTTGTTCTAATAAACTATAAATATGATTAGTTATGTCTCTAAGGTCATTAAATTTTATTTGTAAAGTTAAATCTAAACTAACATTGCAAAATATTTCTACTGTCTTTTGCATTAAAAAAGTACTGTCCTGATTCCCTTCTATATTAATCTTATCAAACTCCATATACTGTCTGAGAGTAATATCTTCAATAGTATCAGGTATCTGTAGTTGTAACTTCATATTTGTATAACGTATTTAAAAAAAGTTTTATAAAAAAAGAGCAGCCTATTAAAGCTGCCCTAAATTAAACAAAAAAAAACAAATGAAACTTAACCTTTTGGATGGTCGGCTAATAACCAATATTCTTTCTCACATTTTTCGGAGCAGAAACTTTTCATATATCGCTCGTCTATTCTTTCGTTGCAATTATCACAACAATAGTTTTCTTTATATGTGTCTATGATATGTTCTGCTATCTCTGACCAATTAACATCATTGATAAATGCTAAGGCATAGCTTTCTGCTAAATCGTTCTTAGAATCTAAAAGCTGTTCTACATATTCTTTTAGCCATTGACCAAACTCATATTTACTTAAATTGTCTATATCCTCTGCCCAATTATCTGAATCTATATTGTCAAATATTTCTAAGTTTATTCTCCAAGTAGCGTAATTTGTCCAACCGTTATGCATTTTTCCAGGCTTTAGAGTTTCTAAATAATTCTACCTTTCTTTTGTGGCTGCCTAATACCTTGCCACATAATCTAATGGCCTCAGTATAATACCTGCTACCTTTCTTAATAGTCTTAACCTTGCCCATTGCATTGGTAAGTTGAAAACTATTCTCAGCAATATAATACTGTCTGCTGTCATAACCAAAGCTGGTAGGCTTTTGGTCTGTCTTGATGCTGCCGATATATTTACCATCGACATAATACTCTAGTGAGTAACCTAAATGTTCAAATACTTGTGTCATAATTTCTATTCTTTGTTTCTTAAATTTATAAAAAAATATTGAAGAAGGCAAGTACATAAACCCAAATATACATATTAGCTACCATTCCTATGCCTAATAAAATGGATTGCAACCATCTTTTTGGTGTCATAAACTCCCACCAATCTTTTAATATTTCAAAATCTGTTTTCATAATATTGCTTTTAAATTATACTTAAAGATAAGACCTTTATTTGACTTATCAAAATATTTTAATAACTATTTTATCTTATAACGTATTTACCGAAGTTAGGTTTGCTTAAAATACTATAAGTTCCATAGCGTAAAGCATCAATCAAGTGATTGTGTCTGTCTATTGGTTTATTTATTGTCTTACCACTTCTGTCCTCATCCCACTTATAGTTTCTAAACTCTTGTATGGCATTGTTGCTGTCTTGTGTTAAGTGTATTTTGTATCGCTTTAATAAGTCTATACCTGCATTAATACTATCTCTACCTTTTATACTAGGTCTAATATTCCAACCCATCCTTCTTAGTTCGTCTATTAAACGCACTTCGGCTGAGTCTGCCCATATCATTTGCCTATCTATATTTAAGCTATTAAGAAACTTATTTATATCAGTAGTGGTCATCATAGTGCGATACAGAAACTCTTTAGCATAAAGATTATAACCATCTATCCAAATTCCTATTAAGGTTGTAGGGTCATTAGTATATCCAAAGTCCATACCATAACTTAAAAACTTAGCTGTTTCAGGTATGTAATTAACTTCAACGTATCTGAATATAGTCGACTTGCTTACCCCTTTAATACCTAAGCCATATATCTGCCAATACTGTTCGTCTGTTTCTCTAAGCCTTTGAATCTCCTGCTTGATGCTATCTCCTAAGAATGGATTGTCTAAATAGGTAGTTATAAAAAAATCACAGTCCTCTCTAGGTATTACCTTGTCATAAATCCAATGGTACTCATCTGAGGGATTGTAATCTATTATTACCTTTTCCTTTGTTCTAAATAAAAGCTGTTGCCAATCTTCCCAAAATAATTCATTAGCCTCATTAATAAATAGTAAGTCTCTTTTTCTACCTCTTACCTTTTGTGGTTGGTCTAAAGAAATAAATTCCACTAGGTTACCATATAAAACGTACTCACTACTAGACTTATTGTGTGACTCTTCACTATACATTTGATACTGCTGTAATATCTGTATAAAGTCTCGCATTACAGAGGCTCTAAGTGAGGGAAAAGTTTTGCGACATATAGTTATAGTCTTGCCTCTATTCTCAGGGCAGTAATAAAATATAATCCAAATAAGTATGTTATATGTTTTGCCCGAGCGTGTACCACCCTGCTCTACTATTATTTTTTTGTCAGAGTTTAGTAGATGCTTACATACAACATTTGTATCAATCGTGGATTGTTTCACCACTTTCTATAATATTGATTCTAATATCGTTAGGCAGACCCTCAGCACCTGTTATTTCTTGTCGCTCTACATAGCCTCTTCTTTTGCCTTTAGTCTTTAAATAAAATATAGTTGCAGCAGTATTGCCTC